CACCCCAAGGAAATTCGTCCATATTACCATCCTTCCTCTTTATGTATCCAAACTTTCAGATCTTTTACATATTTTCTTAATATTTCTGCTTGTGATAAGTGCCAGTCATCTCCTGTTTTAATATATGCCTTGACGTGTTCATCAACAGCATCAAGGCATTTTTTAATTACAGGATTCCAAGGTTGCCGAATTGGAGTATTCCATTCACGTGGCATAAAACCTCATTACTTTTTCTTACCACCGTTCTTCGCTTTCTTAGCAGTAGCATTTCCCTGGTTCTGCTTGGATTGTTTTCCACCAGCAGAACCTTTCTTACCTTTGTTTGGTGACTTAGACATTATGCTCCTGGAGTACGTGGTTGAACTTGACCCTCTTCAAGAGCTTCAACTCTTTCTTCAAGAGATGGAGCTGCTGCTTCGGGAGCAGGTGGTTCTGGTGGAGTTTCTACAAACTCTTCCCTTTTAGGTTCTGCTTTTTTTTCATCTTCTTCATCTCCACCTTTCTTCATAGTATTAATTCCAAAGGTTGCGGCAGAGGCAGTAAAAACAGTCGCAATAAAAGTGGGGTCCATCTTGGATAGAGCCCCAGCATAACTAGCGGTAAGAAGAGCAGCAGACCATCCAAGGATGGCAATACGAATCACTTGCCCCAAAGCATTCTCCTTTTTCTTGTCCATCAGTGTCCGTGTGATGAAGTCTGTAATATTTAGGATTTTAGAACTTAAATTTAACCTTTGCAGATACTGCTGTGTTAGAAACCCCATCATTAATTTGATGAATTCCTTCAATAATTATCATTTCCTTATAATCAACAGAAGCATTTGCCTCGATCATTCCGCTGGTTTCATAAGAACCACCGACAGTTATGCCGAATAAATCCTTCTTCTTACCACCAAAACGATGCGAAATATTTAGACCAACCTCACCAGAATGTGAAGTTTTGTTTATAGTATCTACGGTTCTTCTTGATTGAATAGAACCAGTTTCAGTAAAACCATCTCTCTGGTAATTACCAACGGTATATCCAACAAATGAAGTTATGTTCTTATTGAGATGCCAGAATAATCTGTTATTTACAAACCATTCTTTTCCTTGTGTTGAACTTTCATTATTAAAGATACCCTGAACATTTCTTGATACATTATATTTGTTCTGAGAGAAACCAGCATTAGTTAAGAGTGAGAATGTATTTCCACGGAACATATTAAAGAAACCATAATGACCCTTAACAAGACTAGAAGTACTATCAACACCACCTAAATCAATATTCACATTATTATACTGACCACCAATAGTCCAAGTTGGTTTGATATCAATTTCTAATCCACCACCAATAATCAACGACTTACCAGTGTATCCATAGTCACCATAAGACCAAGCATAATAATTGTTTCTGAATACTCTTACTTTATCTGTGGTTGGTTGAGATGGTTCGTGAATGAAAAGATTTTGTAATCCACCACCAATCTTATCTAAAACTTCGTGCTGATCAATACGTCCAGAAAGAACATCGTGAGTATTGTTTGTATCAACAGAAAGAAGTAATGAACTTATAACAGTTCCATCACTATAAGTATCTTGCTGTAATAAAGGAGTTTGACTTGTAGTTGCAAAATCTCTTCTAATCTTTTGAACTCCATCTTTTTCAGATGCTGTATGAGTAACCTCAGTAGTAACAACAACTGGAAGTCCTGGTGCAGGAACAGTTACAGAGTTTAATAATGTTGGAGATTCTGGTTCAGGAGTGGGTTCTGGTGTGGGATCAGGTGTGGGCTCAGGAGTAGGTTCTGGTGTGGGCTCAGGTGTAGGTTCAGGAGTAGGTTCTGGTGTGGGTTCAGGAGTAGGTTCTGGTGTGGGCTCTGGGGTAGGTTCAGGAGTTGGAGTTGGATCAGGGGTTGGTTCTGGTGTGGGCTCTGGGGTAGGTTCTGGTTCAGGTGTTGGAGTGGGTTCTGGTTCTGGTGTAGGTTCAGGAGTTGGGGTTGGTGCTACTTCATCAACAGATGGTGCATCTGGATTGTTTGGAGCAACAGGTGTAAATGCTTGACCATTCTGTGTTGTAGTTCCAGGCTGACTATCAACTAAGAGAACTGGTGATAATGCAGTGTCTCCGAGGTTGAATACTGCAAATCCTAAGAGATAATCTCCATCAGCACCTACTTGATATGTTGAATACTGCCATCCAGTAGAACCATAAGTTCCAGTTGAATAGTCACCAGTTCCAGGATTAGTAAACCCAAGCAGTGCATAGTTTTGAAGTTGATTATTAACTGTTACTGTTGGAGATGAACCTGTTCCTTGATAAACAAGTGATGTAATAGAACCATCATTGAAAGGAACATAATCAGTTCCAATGTAGTTCCAAGACATTGTATAAACTGTTCCAGTTTGCAAAGTCACTGACTTTGTAATCCAAGCAGCATCAGTTGGATTTGGATTTCCTAATCCAGATGCTTGTTGTTGTTGGATGAGAAGATCTTTGATTGCTTGGTTTTCTGCCGCAGTTAATCCAAGTGCTTCTGTTGCTTGGTTAAATGTTGCTTGACCATTTGGTTGCAATGCAGCACCAGCATCTCCATAAGGAGCAAACTCCCAAGTTGTTGGTGTTACTGCGGGTGCGTGGTATGGGTTAGGAGAACCATCTTGGAGAGTTGGACTTCCTACTGCTCCGTGAGAGGGTGCATTGAAGATTACTGGATTATCGACAACACTAACACCAGTTCCCTGCCCAGTGATTGTGCTGTCTAATGTTCCTGTTTGATTTCCAGTATTCCAACCTGAGGTATTTCCAGACTCAAAATCTGTACCAGAAATAGTATCTGCAAATGCAGTTGGTGCTCCCATTAAAAGAGCAGACGCTAAAACAAGCGCCTTCTTAGCGTAAGACATAAAAAGTCCTCTATGACTCAGTGTGTACTAAACGAAACAAACCGAAGTTTTGTTTAAAAGTAAAGTATTCACCAAGTCCAGAGGACTCGGGGTATGTAGATTCAGACCAGTTAAGATCAGGAATCAGTATTGATTTTAACTATTTATCCTTTTTTCCATGCTTCACCTTCTGCCTTTCTTCTACGAGCAAGACCTGCTTCTACATTTGAACCAGGATTGCGATAGAGATAAAGAGCATCGGGAACTAAGTCCCATTCTTTATTCTTTAGGCGTTTAGTAATAGTATTAAAGTTATCACCACCGTAGAAACCAGCGCCGAGATTATAAGCAAAGCTGAGCAGAGCGCCTCTTTTTCCATCTGACATTTCATTCCAATGAGGGATCTTACGAAGTGAAGGAAGAAACTGATTCTTACACTGACTGATCAGTAATTCATCTGCTTCTGCCTGAGTAATGGTATCGCCCATATGAAATGGCGATCCATCCTTCTTACGAGTAGAACCCCAACCAATTGTGATTGGAAGTCCACCAGTCAGAGGATCTGGATATGCTTTAAGGTGGCATCCTTCAAACTCTTTGATGAGTTTTAGACCCATCATAGGCATATCGTCACCACCAGATACAGAAGCGGCAGCAGATGGTGCTGATGCTGGTGCCGCATTACCCTTTTTTCCGCGATAAATTTCTGCCCAATCAACATTATCTTCAAGATACTTAACTGGTAAATTATCTTCCAACCACTGAACTGCTTTTACATGATTAGGGTTTTTCTCGTCGTAAAATTTAAAAAAGTTGTGTAGATCAATTCTTGCCATTGTTACCTCCGAAATACCTTTGATAAAGATCGTTTGCTTCCTTGTGTTTACCGTTATTAGTCAGATCCTTAATTACTTTAAGTATCTTTCTCTTAAAATTAATCGAAGATTCTTCCCCATCCATCATTGCCTCCTGGGCACCACCGGTGCTTGAGAACTGCTTTGGTGTAAATGGTCTTCTTACCATTCGTTACAGGACCAGTATAGTTATCGTTGAGAGAACCATATGGATCGTTGATGTAATATCCTTTGCCATCTGGTGTCTTACCAATGACTACACACATGTGCCCACCAGTAGGAGCAGATAGAGAACCACGATGGAGAATACCAATAACAACAGGTTTACCTCTATCAAGGCTCTTATCAATATCAGCAAAAGAAAGATTGTAACTAAAGTGTGACTTAATACCATAACCTGCGAGAACTTTTGTCTGTACCGCATGGTCAGTCGTATCGCCAATCGCAAATACTTTCTTGACATATTCATCATCACCTTTAATGCTTCCTGGTTTGAGGAAAGCAAGACACATAGCACACGATGAACTATTGCAAGTTCTGTGTGCATCTCTATAATTATCTACTTGATTGAAGTAGGGAACTGCAAGAACTTCTGGAGTTGGTGGTTTAGTTCTATACATTCCAATCCAATCAGTCTCAGCATCATCTAAGAATTCAGCAGGAAGGTTATCTTCTAACCATTGAACTGCTGCTACGTGATTTGAATTGTTTTCGTCGTAATACTTGAAAAAGTTGTGAAGGTCAAGTGTCATCTTCCTCTCCTATGTATTCTAATGAGAAAATATCATGCTCTACAATTTCAGGATCCAACCACTCACAAAATTCGGTTTGGATCGCACGGGCATCTTCAATATTTTTCTCACAGAGAGTATGAATACGGTCAACTGCCCAATCATGCGTCTCTCGAAGAGTCTGTTCCAAAGTTACCATAATCTTTTCGCATATAGCGGCCTAGAATATTGCTATTGTAGTACGCAGGCGATCCGTCGTCAAGAGATTCTTTCAACACATTATTTAGAAAAAGTTGTTTTGTTTCTTCATAATTACAATCACCCTTTGTCTTATGAAGACTTATAATTTCTCTATTGAAAAACTCTTTACCATACTTTTTTATATCTTCTTTGAGTTCTGGACAAGATCCGTAGTACTTCTTCCAATCAGATTCTTGTTTAACTCTTCTAGATTTACCTTTTGGTGTGCGGTAAGACCAAAAATACTTCCTACCCCAATATTTACGATTATTCTTATTACAAGATATAAGATATACAAAACCAAAATTATCTTGAATATCAGAAGACTCAAAAATTTCCCCATTGAATCTCCAAGGGTTTTCATAACTCATACTATAAGATCTTTATGAGCTATTATTTATCTTCAACGGGAACAAAGCGATTCTACTTATGTTTTGAGTGTTTGTCAAGGGGTTGATAAATATTCAATAAAGAGTTATAATATGGCGGTATACGTCAATAATATTACTATCAATACGGGGGAGTATTTTTCAAGGGACTTCTATTTGGATAATGTTGATGGAACTCCTTTGAATCTTGTTGGATATGCAGCGTCTTCTTATATCCGCAAGCACCCAGAAAGTTTGACTCCAACCGCAAAGTTTAATGTTGGATTCATTGATAGAGCAAACGGAAGAATAAGAGTATCGTTAGCGTCAACGGTAACGGCAGAGATTAAACCAGGAAGATATGTTTATGATGTTTTATTCACAGATACTGAAAATAAGAAGAATATAGTTATAGAGGGTAATGTATTAGCAACGGAGGATATTTCTACTGGTTGCATAAAAACTGTTTATGATAAAAAATG